ACAGTAATTGCTGAAGATTGGATTTGGTCTGATGAATTGCAAGCCTATGAATGGAAAAATCCTTTTATTGAGCTTGTGCCTGTGGAGGACGGAGAATGAAAAGACAATTTAAAAAACTAGATGGAAATGCGACTATTCCAGAACGAGCGACAAAACATAGCGCAGGATATGACATTTCAGCAAGCGAAACAGTTACGATTCAACCTGATGAAATTAAAATGGTAAGCACTGGGCTAGCTGTTCAACTTGGTGATGATGAAGTATTGAAATTATACGACCGTTCAAGTAATCCAGTTAATCGTGGCATTGCATTGATTAATTCAGTAGGAATTATCGATTCAGATTACTATCCGCAAGAATTTAAAGGCTTATTTATGAACATATCAAAAGAGCCTGTAACCATTTCTAAAGGTCAAAGAATAATGCAAGGGGTATTTGTCAAATACCTTACAACAGACGATGACAACGCAAACGGAAAGCGTACAGGTGGATTTGGTAGCACTGGGGAGGTGTAAGAATGACACAAGAAACAGAAAAAGAGCGCATTTATCGTGAAGCACTAGATGAAATAAATAATTTAGCAATTGATGTGGCCATGGATTTTGAAGAAACTGGAATTGGTTCAGTTGATTGCGGAAAAATAATGGATATTGTAAACAAGGCATTTTTTGCAGAAGCAAATCAACAACCTTCCAGCACTGACAAACTTTCGGTTGAAAAACTCCAAGAACAGCTTAACACTGCGAAAAAGGCACTGACAAACATTAAGCTGAGAACTGAACGTGATGAACTAGAAACATATTATGTTGAGAGAAACCATGATATTCGTAAAGATGCTATTGATGCACTCGCAGCGATTGGAGGGTATGATGACTGATTTAGTGAAAGTGGTGGAGGGATGAAAATTGAATTAGAAACAAGACCTTGCTTGGTAACTTTTAGTAATAAAAAGCAGGTCGAAGGAATTTTTCTGGGATTATTTCAGCATTCGTATACTCATGGAGATTCACCAATGGCTGGTGGATTTAAAGCAGGAACTGTTGCTTATCCTATTGCTATTGTAGAAATCAATGGAAAAATGTCAGAAGTACGAATTAGTCAGATTGAATTTCTTGATGTTGCGAAAAGCGAGGTCTCAGAATGACCGACAAACTAATATCGCTGGTCAATGACTGGTGGGGAGGGATTGAATGAAAGTAAGAAACGATGTTGCAGATTGGCTAGAATCAAGTGATGAACAGACTTTATGTGATGATTTTTTGACAGAAGAACACGAATTTGACAACTATCTAGGAAAACTTGCTTTAAATTTAGGATACAACTTTGTGACTGATTTTATTGTTGATTTAAAGCGAAATGGATTTGTACGAGAAAGCCAGATGACTACTGGTATGAGGGTAATTAAATGAAACTTTTGTGTAAGCTGTTCGGGCATAAGTGGGAACCATTGCCATTTACAATGAGCGAAGACCGTTGCGTAAGATGCGGAGAAATACTCAAGCATAATGCTGGGTGCTTCATTTATGATTTCAACCGCTCAGACCTTGACGAGTCTGAGAACGTGTTCCCTGAAAAATGGCTTGATAAACACATGGATTGAATGCAAAAAAAGCCCAAGCTGACCAAGCTTGAGCGAAATACGATTTACGACAACTTATTATATTATTTTCGGTCAGTTATATTATATCATACTGAGCTAGGAACTCGCTAAACTCAACTGGAGGAGAAATGACATTAATTGATGAAATTAAATCATCTCAAAAAGAATCGCATGAAAAATGGTTTGAGAGATGGTATAAAAAAGAAAATTTAGAAAATAATATCAGAATTTCAGCCGAAAAAGGATACACAGGTTTTAGAATTCAAGTAAGCGATCAGTATGATAGTTATTTAAGGTTGAGACTAGGAAATAAAGAAACAACTTCCCTTTTAAAAGAAAAGCTCGGTGATGGTTTTAGCATAGCATTTAGAGAAATTCACGGAGAGAATTTTTTAGGAATTAAGACTTATAAATCATTCATTCAGGTTTTATGGTAAACAAAAAAGCCCACGGCAATGGGCTTCGGCAACTGAATTTCTAACTTAATTATACCACAAAAGGAGAATTTGATGAATGGCAGATAAGTTAGATAGAATTATTGGAGATTACGTTAATGGCAGACTTGAAGCCAGAATAAAATCAATTGAAAGTAGATATCTTTATAAGCAAAAAGTAGATAACTTAGGAATCCATACAGCTTATTCTGGCGGTTCGGAACCTGAAATTCACGTTTTAAATAAAGAAGCGCTTGAAAATGATGAGGAATTAATCAGATTAAGAGAATTGATAAGACAAATCGATATCTGGTATCTACCTTTGATTCAAGTTGAAAAGGAGGTAATAAGACTAAAATGTGAAGGATATAATGGCAGATACTGGTATCAAGTAATGCAAGAATTGGATGTTCAAGGATTTGAAGTTCCACAGAAGAAAGCTAAAGCTGCTTATTATAAATTTAGGAATGACATCTATTCTTTTGTTATTCACTTAATTTGAAAGGGACAAAATAGGCAAAAAAAGAATCGAAATTGCCTAAAAATGGTACATCAACCCTTGTTTTTGCTGATATACTTGTATTATGAAGTAAAAGGAAAAAGCACAAAATATCATAAGTATCGGTTTGAATTTGCTTCTAAGCAAGTCATTGCTCGAACCAGTGGCTTGCTATTGCCATTATATGGCGCAAATGAATTAGGCGTGTGGCTATATATTCCCTAATTCAACCCGGTGCAGGGTGCAAGCACAAAAAGAAATAATAGCCATTTGTACTCAGTTTTTGCAAGAGCTAGTACATCAAACAGGATGGGTGGCAAGGCGTCACACTAGTTTCATAAGCTAGCTTAGAGCGGTTCGATTCCGTTATCCTGAATAACTGTGTAGCAGCTCAAAAAAATACAAGGTTTTTTCAGAGCAGGACTCGTAACGGCAGTTAAATAAAAAGCGCTAAGGCGCTTTTTTATTATGGAGGAAATATGGAAACAATCATAAAAAAAGTTAGCGAGCTTATTCCCTATATCAATAATCCAAGAAATAATGACGAAGCAGTCGATGCAGTCGCAAGTTCAATTAAAAACTTTGGATTTAAAGTTCCAATTGTTGTTGATTCAAACAATGAAATCATTAACGGACACACACGGCTCAAAGCTGCGCAAAAATTAGGACTTGAAACCGTCCCTGTCATTGTTGCTGATGATCTTACCCCAGAACAGGTTAAAGCATTCAGACTTGCTGACAATAAAGTGGGGGAAATAGCAACGTGGAATGATGAGATGTTAGCTATTGAACTCGGAGAACTTGCTGAAATCGACTTTGACATGATGGAATTTGGTTTTGAAATCGAAGAAGAAAAGGAAGTTATCGAAGATGAGGCCTTTGACACTACCCCGCCAGAAGAACCAACCTCAAAATTGGGCGATATTTACCAACTAGGGCGTCATCGTTTAATGGTTGGGGATTCTACCGACTGTGAGCAAGTCAAGGCCCTTATGGGCGAACAGCAGGCAGATTTGCTATTGACTGACCCACCTTACAACGTGGCTTACCAAGGAAAAACAGAAGATGCCCTCACGATTGAAAATGATTCAAAAAGTGCTGCAGATTTTCATCTTTTCTTGGTTGATGTATTTGAAGCAGCCAAATCAGTCATGAAAAAAGGAGCGGCCTTTTATTGTTGGTATGCATCATCAGAGGTTGTTAATTTCCATACTTCTATCGAAGAAACCGGATTTATGGTTAAGCAGGAGCTTATTTGGAATAAAAACTCAATGGTCCTAGGGCGTCAAGACTACCAATGGAAACACGAGCCTTGTCTTTATGGTTGGTTAGAAGGCGCGTCTCATTCATGGTATTCAGGCCGGAATCAAACAACGGTTCTCAATTTTGATAAACCACAGAGAAACGGTGATCATCCAACCATGAAACCTGTTGCTCTATTTGACTATCAAATGCAAAACTCTAGCAAACAAGGCGATATTGTTTTAGACCTATTTGGTGGTTCAGGTACAACGATGGTTGCTGCAGAACAAAACGGAAGAAATGCTTATCTTATGGAGTTTGACCCTCGTTATGCTGATGTAATTATCAGACGTTGGGAGGAACTCACTGGGGAAAAGGCGGTTAAAATTAACTAATTTTTTTATTTAGAGAGGAGGTTTAGAAATGGTAAAGTCAAAATACGAAACACATGTAATGCCTTATTTTGATGATATATTTTTCTGGCGTTCTCATGATTGGGACTTGGTAGCTATTGCAGCAGAATTAGGAATTGCGAAGTCAACTTTTTTAAAATATAAAAAAGAGCATTCGGACTTGTCGGACCTATTAAAAAAAGCAGAAAAAGCAAAACCTCGTTATATCGCAATAAAAGCAGAATCAGCTCTTAGGGATAAATTGCAGGATCGTGAAGTTGAAGAAGTACAACAAGAACAGTGGGTTGATAAAAATGGAGTAATTACGAAAAAACACATTAAAAAAATAAAAAAAATAATTCCTGCAGACACAACAGCGATTATTTTCGCATTAAAAAATACTGACTCTGAACGATGGAACGATAGAAGCCAGGTAGAAGTATCCGGGAATGTTAGTATGTCAAATCCTTATGAAAACCTAACGGAAGAAGAACTTCGGAGGTTAGCAAATGGCATTGATGGAACATGATATGAACAAAATCCGTGAGGAGGCCCTTAAAGAGCTTGCTAGAAGAAATTATATTGATTATTTCTATTATGCTAATAATTGTACTTTTGAGCCGTTAAGACATCAAAGGTATATTGCTCCTTATTTACAACGAATATCAGACGGTGAGCGTCTTTTTATTATCGTTGAACTACCACCTCAACACGGGAAATCAACATTTATTACAGAATCTTTCCCCTCATATTATTTGATGAAGAATCCAGATAAGCTTGCAATGGTCGTTTCTTACTCAGAAGAACTTTATAAAAAGTTTGGTAGAAAAAATCGAGAGAAGTTTAGAACTTTTAGTAAGGAATTATTTAATTTAGAAATTAGTTCTGATACTGCTAGTGTTTCAGAGTGGGGAATTGATAAACATTTAGGGCAACTTTACAGCACATCAATTTTAGGTGGAGCTACAGGTCGTGGTTCAAATTTACTTATTATAGATGACCCCATAAAAAATAGGTCTGAAGCGGAATCTAAAACTATTCGCGACAAAATATATAGCGAATGGCAAGATACCTTTTACTCTCGTTTATCTGCTGATGGTTCTGTCATTGTTATCATGACTAGATGGCATGAGGATGATTTAGCAGGACGACTTCTTAAAGAAAATAAATTACCATGGATTGAAATAAAAATACCAGCAGTTGCTGAAGAAAATGACTTATTAAATCGTGAAGTTGGTGAATCTCTTGCCCCTGAAATCGGAAAAGATGAAGAGTGGGCAAGGCAAACTAAAGAAGTAACCGGCTCTCGTGGTTGGGCTGCTTTGTATCAACAAAGGCCAACACCAGCTGGCGGGAATATTTTTAAACGGTCATGGGCCAAATTTTATGTGCCTACACTCGAAATGAAAGTTAAATTAGGACTTGGTGATGATGTAAAAGTCATGCCAAGTCATTTTGATATTCAAATGCAGTCATGGGATTGTACATTCAAAGATAAAAACACATCTGACTTTGTTTCTGGTCAAGTTTGGGCGCGTGCTGGTGTAGAAAACTATTTACTAGACCGCCACCATGAGCGAATGGGGATAGTCGATACAATGAAGGCTATTGAAGTCATGACAGCCAAGCATCCAGAAGCTATTGGAAAACTTATTGAGGATAAAGCCAACGGTTCTGCAGTAATTGAAATGCTACAGAAAAAAATAAAAGGTATAGTACCAGTAAATCCACAAGGTGGTAAAGAAGTAAGAGCGCAGGCGGTATCTCCTCTATGGGAGGCTGGCAATGTTTATTTACCACATCCACTATGGAAATCATATAGTGACGAGATACTTGATGAACTGACAGCATTTCCAAATGGAGCGCATGATGATGATGTCGATAGTATGACTCAGGCACTTGTCAGATTAGATAAAAGGCCAGTACACACAAGAAGAGAAAATAGAACAACAGCATTTTAGGGAGGTGATAAATTGACATCTAAAATTATTAGTGGTGGGAAATCTGGTGGAATTCCCAGAGGTTTAAAGAAGCAGGCTGTTATGGCAGATGAAAGCAGGGTATTAGCTTCTGTTATCAAAAGCGAAAATGGAGAGCAGAGTTTTAGAAGAGATTTTACTTTAATTAGTCCTCCTTATGATATCGCTGCTTTGAGAGATGTTGTTGATAATAGCAATATCCTCAATCAATGTATTGAAGCTTATGCGACTAATGTTGCAGGTTTTGGCCTTGATTTGAGATACAAAATGGATGATTCTAATGAAAATGAGGAGACAAAAGCAGAATGGGATGTTCTTACAGAATTACTCAATGAATTAAGCTTTGAACGTCCTCCTAAAGAAATTATCCAAGAAGTCATTCGTCAAGTTGAAGAATGCGGAAACGGATATTTTGAAGTAATCAGAAATGGCGTTGGCCATGTTGTAGGAATTGATTCAATCAAGCCTGAATTTATGACAGTTACCAAGCAGAATGTAGTCACTAATGACCAAGGTCAACAGATTAAGGTTAGATATTTTAATTATCGTGACAACTCAGATGATAGCTCCGTAAATTCTGGAACTTGGTTTAAGACTTATGGTGATACAACGCCACTTGATACGAATGGTTCTATTGGCAATGGAACAGCAACTGAAGTTATCCACATTAAAATCGGAGACTTTCAAAGCCCGTATGGCGTTCCAAGATGGATTGGACCGCTGATTAAAATTATTGGTAATCGTAAAGCCGATGAGCTGAATTATCGTTATTTTGTACAAGGTCGGCACATTCCTCTGGCAATCATGCTTGAAAATGCTCAACTTACACAAGCAAGTGAAGCGACTTTGAAGAGCTATGCTGATTCAATTGGTGGAGAAGAAAATCAACATAAATTTATTTTGTTAGAATCTGAAAAAGTTTCGCCAGGAGAAGAAGCGGCAGGCTACGGAGAAGATAAAAGTAAGCCATCAATTAGGGTTGAACATCTTGCTGATGTTTTACAAAAAGATGCACTTTTCCTTGAATATGATGAGAATGTCACTCAAGCTGTTTTAGGGGCGTTCAGGCTTCCTCCAATATATGTGGCAAAGACTACTGACTACAACAGAAACACTGCTGAGACTGCCAAAGAATTGACAGAGGAGCAAGTTTTTCAACCTTTACGTGAATCTTATGCTTGGCGGATTAATTCTTTATTTAAAGAGTATGACCTAAAATATGTTGAAGTTTATCTTAAAGCTCCAAAAATTAAAAACATGGATGACGTTACCAAGTTTATTCAAGTTGCAAATTCTGCTGGGTCTGTTGCTCCAAATGATTTACGCGGCACTCTATCTGATGTACTTGGCTTGCCTTTAGAGAACTTTGAGGGTGAGGAGTATAATTTACCGACCAAACAGTCCAACGCTCAAAATGGGCTAAATTCTGATGATGTGAACCTATCTAAAGCTTATGGCACAGAAACAGGGGCAGATATAGCGGCAGGCATCCGTCAAATAATGCGGAGGGCGCGTGATGAATGATGCGGAGTTAATTAAAAAATCGTTAGAACTATCAGCAGAGGAAAAAGAAGAGCTGATTAAGCTTTTAAGGAAGGCTGGTTTTAGCTTTACTGAAACTCTTGCTGATAATATATCTGATATTGAACAGGAATTAGAGGATATACTTCAGGAAGATTATGAGCAAGTTGCGCCAATCTTGGAAGAGTTAGCTCAGAAAGATAAAAAACCAAGTCGGAAAATGATTCTAGCAGCACTTGCAGCTAGAGTTTTCATTAGTAAAATGTCCGAAAGAGTCAATCCAAAAATAAAACTTTCTTACGTAACGCTTTTTGATAAATTCAATAGCAAATATAAAGGAAATAGTGAATTTAATCCTAAAAGCCGTCATTCAAAGGAAATTGATAAGTGGCTTAAAGGCTTACCGAAATTAATGGACCTAACTTCTAAAGAGAGGTTCATTTTTCTTGTTCAATCCTCGTATGACGAAGGAAAGGGCATTAAATGGCTAGAGCGTAACCTCTCTAAACTAGACGAGTTTGGACATAGTAGAGCAAGAACTACATCAATTACTGAGGTTTTGAGAATGTACTCAGGCTCTCAGTATGAAGCGATGATGTCCAATCCGAACATAGTAGGAAAGGAATGGAGACATACTAGTGGTATAGGAGAACCAAGAATGTCACACGGACAGGCAGACGGAACAGTTGTTTCAGTTGATGATTTCTTTATTATTGACGGCGAAAGAGCGAGGTATCCAAGGGACCCTCAATTATCGCCAGGTAATTCTATCAGCTGTCATTGTTTCATGAATCCTGTGCTTGCTGACAAGTACACCAAAAATTAAACAGAAAGGATAAAAATGCGAAAGCTAGAAAATGTAAAAGTTACCCACGTTTCGTATGTTGATAAAGCAGCAAATAAAAAGCAATTCTTTTTGACTAAATCTGCTAGTGAACCAACTTTTGAAACGACAGTAAAACTTTTGACAAAGTCAGATGACCCTCAAAAGCTAGTTTATGGAGTTGTCTATGAGCCTGATGTAGAAGATGCACACGGCGATTTTATGGACGCTGAAACGATTGAAAAAGCAGCGCATGGATTCATGGAAGAATATCAAAACATTGATAAGCAACATGATTTTAAAACGAGTGCTGGAAAAGTTGTTGAAAGTTATGTCGCTCCAAGTGATATGACCGTAGGTGATACTGCTATTGCTAAAGGAACATGGGTTCTTGTAACTAAAGCTACAGATGAACTTTGGGAGTCAATCCAAAAGGGAGAATTTACAGGATACTCTCTTGCTGGAACAGCAGAGGTTGAAGAAGTCAAGAAACAGACTAAAGATCGTTATATCAGGAATGAACCTTCAAGAAATTTAATTGCTGCGATTGATGCATTTTATCAAACCGCAAATCGATTAATATGGGATGGCGATGAAGAATTACCAGATACTTACGATAGTATTATCGCTGAAGCCAATGAATTCATTGATGTGATAAACCAGTTAAAAGAAGGTAATGGAATAGTGAAATCAAAAGGACTAATTGATACAGTTAAGTCTTTTTTTAATTTAAAAAAACAGGAGGAAGTCGAAATGACTCAAGAAGAACTTAAAAAAGCTCTAGGTGAAGCTTTTGCACCAATCAATGATCGTTTGGAAGCTCTAGAAAAAGCTACAAAAGACCCTGAAGCAGACCCTAAAAAGAAAAAAGACAAAGAGGATGAAGAAGAAACAGCACTTGATGCGAAAGCAGTAGCAAAAGCAGTTTCTGAAGCAATTGCTCCAATGACTGGACGTCTTGAAGCTCTAGAAAAAGCTCGTGTCAGCAACGCTACTGAAATTATTTCAGAAACAGTTAAAAAGTCAGCAACACCAAGTTATGTTGATGCACTTTTCCCAATTGAAGACTAAAGGAGAAAAACAATATGAACAACACAGAACTTTTACAAAAACAATTTGCTGCTATTTCTAAAGCAGGTAACGACGTGACGCTTCGTTCTGACAATGCGCGTGCATTTGTTTTGGATGTCGTTTCTGGACAAGCAACTCTTCAAAAATTGCCACCTTACTTTGCTAAATCATCAACAGGTTCTATCGATAAGCTTGGTGTTAAACGCCGTACAATGCGCACGCATAAAGGAACAGCTACAACTCCTACAGGTTCAGATATTGCCGAAGAATCTTCTGTATCATTTACTCTTTCACCATTTTTCGTTGATGCATGGATTGAAAACAGTAATGTATTTTATACTGCTCAAACTCGTGGCCAAGATGTACGCCAAGCGTTGACAACTCTTATGCAACAACAATTTGGAGCTGATTTACAAGACCTTGCTTTTAATGGAGACACTGCCTCAAAGGATGAATTCTTGAAACAAAAGGATGGATTCATTAAAAAAGCGCAAGCAGGAGCGGTTGTTAAACTTACACCTACTGCGCTTCCAACAATCGAAACACTTACGACTGATGTTGTGGGAGGATTCGAAAGCAAATACATCAACTCTAACTTCAAGTGGTTTATGTCATTGAAAACTTCAACTCATTATGTTGCTGAAATCCAAAGCCGTGCAACTAATCTTGGGGATGTAGCAATTGTTAATGGACAACTTACAAATATTGCTGGTTTTGCAGTTGAAGTAGTTGATAACTTCCCAGATAAGGTTGTTTTATTCTCACCATTTGAAAATTTGACCCCAGTTCTTGGATATGAAGTTAAAATGCAGACAGCTGCAGCCGATCCAACATCAATTGCTAAACAAGCAACTTATCATTTTGTTTTGACATCAGCCGACTTCGTGATTCGCGAACTTAAAATGGCTGGTATCGTTACGGTGACACCCTAATGTTCCCCAAGAACCAACTGGGGTAACGTTGGATAAAACAACTGTAAGTTTAGCTGTTGGTGGAACTCAAAAATTAACTGCTACAGTTGCTCCTAATGACGCAAACAATAAAACTGTAACTTTTACTTCTAGTGACACTGCTATCGCAACAGTCACTCCTGTTCAAGGAACTGTTACTGCCGTTGCAGAAGGAACAGCAAAAATTACAGCCACAACTTCAAATGGTAAAACTGCAACATGCGAGATTACCGTAACTCATGCGTGATTACCGTAACTGCTAAATAATTCTAAATAAAAAGGGTGGTTTATGCCACTCTTTTTTTTGGAAAGGAGGTCAAATGGAATATGTAGATAAAACTTACTATGATGAATCTTATAAAGGAGAATCAATAGCAAATGATGGATTTCCAAAATTTAATAAACGCTCTCAGGATATCATTGATTCTTTGACAAATTATAAAATACCTCAAATTGGATTTGATAATTTAAAAACAAATGTCCAAGAGTTAATTAAAAAGGCTGTTTGTGCTCAAATTGAATACTTCAAAGTTGAAGGTATTGAATCAAATATAAACGGCGTCAGTTCATCATCTCAAAGCGTTTCTATTTCTGGGTTTAGTTATTCTTCAAGCCAACCTTCTTCAAGCAGGCAGACAAACAGAGTATCTCCCAGTACATTAATGTATCTGGAAGGAACGGGTCTTTTAGTCAAAAAGGAGGTAAAAATAAGTGTTATTTGAACCAATCCCGAAAAGACTACTGATTCATGAAGTAACCTACACAGAGCCGCCAAACGTTGGCGATGGTTCTATGGGAGGTGGCTCTAAGCCTAAAAGTACAGTAATTAAGAATGTACGATTTACTCCAACTCGAAAGAAAGTAACTAAATCGGATAATACAGAAGCTTATACAAATGGCATTCTGTTTATTGATTCAGTAAACTCTAGCCCTTTCATTGAAATTAATGAGGGAGGAAAAATAACTTTTAAAAATAAGAAGTTGAATATTATTGGCTGTCTTGAAGCTTATACTGACCAAGAAACCCCTCATCATTTGGAGGTACAGTTACAATGAGTGTTAAATTTAAAGGAAACTTTAACCGAGTTGATAGAGCAATTAAAAAAGCACTCAATCCAACAAGCGTAGAGTTTGCTAAAAAAGCCAATAAGTATGTCAAAAAAGATACTGGAGCAACTGAATCGAGCGTTTGGAGCGCTAGTAACTTTGATAAAGGGCAAGTAATATGGGATACAGATTATGCTGCTTATGCCTATTACATTGGTACCCCATCTAAGGAACATAATCCAGATGCCGAGCAGAGGTGGGGAGAAGTTGCAAAGTCACGAGACATGGAAGATATTAGAAGAGTTGCTCAAAATGCTATTAAGGAGAATCTTTGATGGATATATTTTCAGTTCTTTCTAATCGTTTGCGAACTTTACAACTAGAAACGCCACGATTAACCGATAGCGGCCGCCAAATTATCCAAGAGGATAATCCTCCACAAGATAATGAGCGTGACATATCGCTTCAATCTGTGGCGTCTGGACAAGGAATAAAAGACCTTTCTCTTGGTAGGGAAATGTCTTTTTTAGTCCAAGTCACAATAAAAAACACTGACCAATTGCAAGCTTACAATGATGCATGGAAGATAGCCAATGATTTTGATAGATTACCTCGTTATGAAAATAATGAATTGGTAACTCTTGAATCAGGAGATGGCTCTTTTTTCTTTGATTCTAGTTCCGTTTATACTCAACCAAGAAATCTTGGAAAACAAGAACATGATGCCTATCTTTATGTTTTAACGCTTGCACTAAATATTAGAAAATAAGGAGAAAAAAATGACTTATACAGGATTTGCTTTAAATTACCTCAATAAGTACGAAATTGGAGAAGCAGGAACTGTTGCCCCTGGCACAGGTAAGGTAACACCACCTAGCAAACTTTATGAACTAGCTGAAGGCATTCAATCTGTCGATCTAAAAAATGATGAAGATTCATCGGATTATTCTTACTACGCTGATAAAGGCGGTAAGCAAACGAATATTTCATCTGTTTCGACAAGCTATGCATTTAAAGGTCACCGCCGATATGCTGATAGTGATGCACAATCGTTTATTCGCGAACGACTTGCTAAAACAGGTCAAGACCGTGTTGTCTATTTCAAACATACAGAACCAGACGGGCGAATTCTTTCTGGTAATGCCACTCTTTCAGGAATCGTTCATGGTGGCGGGGATGCCGGTGAGCGCGGTAACTTCGAAGCAACTATCACTTTCAATGGTTTGCCAGATGATTCAAAATCTTTGGGCGTGTAATACATACATAAAGCTAGAGGGGATTCCTTCTAGCTTTTATTTTTTAAGGAGAAAAAATGGCAAAAAAACAAAATGAAATCGTAGTTGAACTCAAGAAAAACGTCATCCCTACTCGTGTTTTTGGAATCAAGTTCGAAATTAAAATGGGTACTCGATATTTAAAAAAATATACAGAAGAGCTTCCTAAAATTAATGAGCAAATTGAGAGCAAGCGAAAAGAAGTCAAGATTTTAGAGGGTAAAAATGACCTTAAAGCATTATTTGAATTACTTGAGTTCATTAAATCAAAAATTCAAGAATATACAGATTTAATTTTGGGTGATGGTGCTTTTGAAAAACTCTATGATGTTGCAGATGAAGATTTATTTGTAGTTGAAGAAGGAATGCGTCAAGTAACAGAGCAGTTCCAATTGATTCAAACAAAATCTAAAGCTCAATCATTTATTGACGGTAAAAAACGTTAAGACAGGAGGCTTTACATGGTACTTTCTCTTTCATGGAGTCAGCCAGATGTAATTGAAGCCAAAACTGCTGATTATGAAGTTGTAATGGATTTTTCACGAGTTCTGAGGTTATTTGAGCTTTATAAGCAAGATGATATCGATGTATCTGAAAAACTGTTCATTACCATTGAAATGTTCTTTTTAACGCCTATTAATGAGATACCAGAGGAAGACTTTCAGCCAATACTTGAAGGATTAACACAAAAGATAATTGGTGATAATTCTAGGGAAGAAACAGTTGAGAGAGATATGAAAGGAAATATCCTCGAAGAAGAGAAGAAATTTTATGACTTTGAGGAAGACGCTGATTATATCTTTGCTTCATTTATGCAAGATTATGGAATTGATTTAATAAAAGAGCGTGAGAAATCCAATTATTACTGGAATAAAGTTCAGTCTGGAAAGATGTCGCTTGAAAAATTTAGAAATCATACCATGAGTTGGGATAAGTTTAACGCTCTCCTAACTGGGTTGTCGGAAACTTCTAAGTTTAGGCGCGTGATTGAAATTCGGCAGATGGAAATTCCTGATAATGCTACTGAAAAAGAACGAAAAGAAATCAAGAAAGCTAAAACTGCAGTTGCACTGAAATCAGACCGCGAAAGAATTGAATTCGAAATGATGGATTTAAAAGAGCAACGGGAGTTCATGAGAAGAAAGGAGGAAGAATTAAATGGCCAATGACGGAGCAGTAGTAATTGACGTCTTGTTAGATAGTGCAAAGGCAATGACTGAATATAATAAATTAGGTTCGGTCATGTCTGGAACTGGTAGCAAAATAGGCAGTGCTTTAAAAGCTGGAACAGCTGCAGCAATTGCTGGAACAGCCGCAGTCGGTGTTGCAGCTGTTGGAATTGGTAAGCAAGTTCTTGCCTCCTATGCTGATTATGAACAGTTAGTAGGTGGTGTTGATACTCTTTTTGGCAATGCTTCTAAGACAGTACAAGGATTTGCTGATAATGCATATAAAACAGCAGGGCTGTCAGCTAATGCCTACATGGAAACTGTAACAGGTTTTTCAGCCTCGATGGTTGCATCTCTTAAAGGAGATACAGCTAAAGCAGCAGATTACTCTAATCAAGCAGTTGTCGATATGGCAGATAATGCCAATAAAATGGGTTCAAATATCGGTGATATTCAGAATGCTTATCAAGGTTTTGCCAAGCAGAACTATACCATGTTGGATAACTTAAAGCTTGGATATGGTGGTACTCAAGAAGAAATGAAGCGCCTCTTATCAGACGCTGAAAAATTCTCTGGACAGAAGTATGATATTTCTAGTTTTGCTGATGTAACTCAAGCTATTCATGTTGTACAAACGCAAATGGGCATCACGGGAACGACAGCAAAAGAAGCGGCTTCAACTATCAGTGGTTCAATTGATAGTACAAAAGCGGCTTATCAAAATCTGATTACTGGTCTGGGTAGTAGCAACGCTAATATCAAACAATTAGTCGATAACTTAATGGGTTCTTTGACTAATGTTATTAACAATATTACTCCTATTATCGGAAATCTGATAACTGCATTGCCTCCTGTTATTACAGGTTTATTGGGGGCAATTGCTAAACTTTTGCCAACAGTATTCTCTACAGTTTCATCACTTTTTGGAACTTTGCTGACTACAATAGTTAGTCTTTTGCCAACAGTTATTCCTTCTTTTACAGCAGGAATAATTTCATTGGTAAATTCAATAATTACTATAATACCTAGTATTATTCAAGCTGGGGTTAATATCATCATGAGTTTGATGCAGGGTATTGTTGGAGCTACTCCTCAGCTGACCTCAGCACTTGGGCAAGCGGTTCAATCGCTTATTGGTACATTAGCTCAGAGTGGACCAACTTTAATAATGCAAGGAATAGCAATGATAGACGGATTGGTAAATGGTATTTCACAGCAAATTCCAACACTGATACCATTATTAACAAACGCTCTTCTTGAAATGGTAAATGCTTTTGTAACAGGATTACCTATGTTGATTAATACAGGGCTTAAATTAATTTTAGCAATTGTTCAAGGTGTAAGTGCGGCTTTACCTCAATTAATTGCTAACTTTCAAGCTATGATCCCTCAACTCATTAATATTTTGATGATAAACATTCCTCAAATTATTGATACAGCCGTTCAGATTATTTTAGCTTTAATAAATGGATTTGTAACCGCACTTCCTCAATTGATGCAAATGTTCACGACGTTACTACCTCAAATCATTCAGGTAATAATGACAACTTTACCTCTTTTGGTTCAAGCAGCACTTCAAATAATTATGGCGTTGGTTGAGGGAATTACAACAGCTTTACCAATGCTGATTGATTCATTTACAGCATTAATGCCACAGCTCGTTACTATTATCATTGTTAATTTGCCTACTATTATTCAAGCGGCTATTAAAATAATTCTAGCTATTGTTGATGGCCTTGCGCAAGCTTTGCCAGTTTTAATACCAGCAATAGTCCAGGTTATATTAATGATTGTTCAAACGATTATTAATAACTTGCCATCAATTATTATTGCAGCTATTCAAATCCTCATCGCTTTAGCTAACGGTATACTTCAAGCAATTCCAAAAGTATTAGGTGCGATTGGAAAAGTGATAGCTGCTTTGATAGGAGCTATCGCTTCATCTGTGGGTGACTTCCTTAGCAAAGGTGGACAAATCATTGGAAGCTTTGTAAATGGGATTATTAGTGGAAAAAATCCAGTTGATGTTTTTAAGAATTTTATAAAAAATATCACTGGGTTATTTGGCTTAAATACACTTTATGAACAAGGTTCCGCAATCATTAGCGGTTTTTTTAATGGTTTAAAAGACAAATTTGAAGATGTTAAAAGCTGGGTAGGTGGTATTGGTAAATGGATTTCAGACCATAAAGGGCCTATTTCATATGATAGACGCTTACTCATTCCTCATGGTGGTTCAATCATGGAAGGGTTGGACGAAGGACTTCAAGACAAGTTCAAAAAAGTTCAAGCTAATGTTTCATCTATGGCTAACAAGCTAGCTGATTCGCTCACAGGAGGATTACCTTCGCTTGACACAGCATTAAACGCTAGTGTCTCTAGTTCGACTTCTTATAGTCAAGCTCAGCTAGTTAACTCTAATAATGCGACACTGTCTGAAAAGATTGACAAAATGGGCGATAGAATCGATGAAATGAATCAACGAAAAATTTCTATAAAAGTTAATGGTAGAGAAGTTGCAGAAACTATCTATGATGATTTCGAAACTGTAAAAACTTCAAGAGATACCAGAGACAGAATGATTGGTAGAAAAAAATAGGAGAGAAAAATGTTCAAAGTAAAATATGGTGATGACTACCTCACAGATTACGTTAAATTCACTAAAATTGAACGTGGAGTAGCTTCTGAAAATACTCTAACTACAGAAGAAAATTCATCTGATGGTGTTGAAATTGTTAATGTAAAAAGAGGTCCTAAAGAAATCCCAATGTCATTTCATGTTATTGATGGATTAGATGTGAACTTCGTCAGAAGAAAATTGGCACAAATTTTATCATCAACCGCTAATAAAAGGCTAAATTTTAGCGATGAGCCAAATTATTATTACAATGCGATTCTTACTGGGAAACTTGAGTATACTGATGATGGGTTTGAAGCGGATGGTTCATTCACCCTATTTGTAAGTGATGGAGCAGCTCACCGAACTGACATGGTAACTCTAAACTCTACAAATAGCGGTGGGTCTAGCGGTACTATTACTAAAAATGCTGATGGAAGCGTCAGAATAAAAGTAATAAATAATGGTACAAAACCAGCATATCCTAGAATTGACATTACAAATAATCAAGAAAACGGATATTTATCCTTAGCTCATGTTAGTGGTGGGTTTGCTATGGGTAAAATTGCTGAAGCTGATGGTAAAAATGTCCAAAAAAGTGAGCAACTTTATGACAGCAATACTGATTCAAGTTTTTCTAAATTTAAAGATGCAACCGGGACTGCTAATCCTCAAAATTCAGGGCTTGGGACTAATGGAACGATTAGCTTTCAAAGTGATGGACTAAGATTTGCAACTCAAGGAACAATGTCAGCAACTCAATTTGCAGGCGGCGGAATGAAAGTTATGACGCTACCGGCTGATTCTAATAGGCATATAGGCGCTGCAAATCTATATTCTCACTTTAATTTATTTGCTTGGGCGGGAGCTATGGGCCAAACAGGAATCCTCCAAATTCTATTTACTGACATCAATGATAAGTTGGTGGCTGGTTATGGGATTACCAAAAGTGACATGAGTGGAAATAGTGCTAAATGTTCATTTTGGGTTGGAGGTAATACTCCTAAAGAGTACACATCATTTGGATTTGAAACAAACAATGCCGAAAAAAATCAAAAATATCCTAATAATATGTTTAATAGTTCAACTGGGGATGCCGATTTTTTGAAAGAAGGAGCAAGCCTAGGTTTTTACTGGTACGGAAG